TTGATTATAGTTTTGAATCTAGGAATAAAAAAGAAGCTATAAGTTTTATTAAAGATAATTTCAAAGATGATTATGGTCTTGAATTGGAAGATCACGAAATTATAAAATTGGAATCTGTAAAATGCGTGGATTAGTTTGGATCAGTATAATTATAATTTCCGTTTGGATTTGGTATCAAATTATAAAATGGGTTATAGTTTTAATAAAATAAAAAAGGAGGAGTGATGGTAATAGATATATCGTTAAATTGTTTGATCTGTATATGTGTAACTATAATTATAACTTGCTTTTTAAAAAGATAAAGGAATTATAAATCATGGATGAATTACTATGGAATATTGATATAATAACAGAAATAATATGTAAGATCGGATTACTTGGTGTTATATATAAATACTTAACAAAAGAATAGGAGGAGTGATGAAAATGATAAAAATCCCTTATGATGAGGGTAGATTTTTTATTGAAGATGAAGAACTATGTTATAGTTATGATGGGACACTAGAAGATTATTGTAGTGTTCAAGACTTAACAGAAATGAGAGTTTGGGAGTATAATTCACTTGTAGATGAATTAAATAAGCACTATCCAAATTATGATATTAAACATTTAACTGGAAGTTTTATATAAGGAGGAGTGATGAATACAATGAAAATACAAACTTATAATTACATTGATTTGAACAATAAATCCAAACAAAATGCCTTAAAAGATTTAATAATTAACTATAATTCGGATTGGATTGATTATCCTTGTAGTCAAATTAATGATTATTGTAAAGATTCTAATATAATTTTTGATATAAAGGGAAATATCATAAAAGAACATTTAAAACTAAATTCTAATGACCAAGATTTAATACCTTTAGAATGTAGAGATAATTGGGAGGAGGTGTGATGAATACAATAAGTAACGATACAAGAATTGCTTTATTATGCGAGTTAGCACATGAGAGAGTCAAAAAAGATGGAGCAATTTATATTATAGATGATGATGGAGGAACAAGATATACCGATGATGTCCAAGATTCATTTAATGAATACTACGATTATTACGAGGGAGTTATATTAAACCATTTAGACCTTGTAGATAATCCTAATTATAAAAAGGAGGATTAATGAATTGTTGCGAAAGCAATATATTATTCCAATACCTGAATCAAAATAATAAAAAGGTTTATAAATGTGGTGTGTGTGAGAGGGTATATTTAATTAGACCACATCAAGATATTATAAAACAGATCAAAAAGAGCCAAAAATAAATACTCTCTTTCTTTATATATTTCCCTTTTATTTCTATTCCCTTAGATTTAAGCTAAGAGTTTTGCCTAGAGGAATCCTATCCCCTGATTATAAAATCGGAGTGGATTCTAGGCTTTTCTATTCCCTTGAGTTATCGCTTTGAATATGCCTATGATTTATAAATCTTACTATAATTCACGCCTTAATTCCATTTTCGGTAGTAAGCTACCTATCAGATCAAGTTTAAGGTTCGTCTTTGATTGTGGCTTTACTGAATCCCTTTTTGTAACCACTTTGATGATCCCCTTATGCAAAAAGTACATAATCCAAACCATAAGGGATTATATTATAAGCACTACAATTATATTTTCCAAGTGGATTTTGAAGTTTTCATTATATTTCTCGTCTGGATTCCTACTTTGTTATATTTTTTGTTTGCATTATGTAAACTTTTTATTATATATTTACTACCATGAAACTAAATCATTTTAATTATAAAAAACTAAAAGACAAAATAAAGCAATCTGGATTGAAGTCTAATTATATATCTGAGGTTTTAGGCTTACATAGGATTACTCTCACTTTTTATTGTACTGGTCGTAGGAAGCCACAAAAAGAAACCCTTAAAACAATAGCGAAATTATGTCGCTGTAAACTAGGAGATTTTTATGACACCCAAGAAGAATACGAAAAAAGCCGAGAACATTAATACTATTGTTCAGAATTATAATGACAGCTTGGATTTGAAAAGGCACGATCTATCTAATGGTCGGTGGTACGAATCTAAAGGCAAGTATTATATTTCTGTTACGAGTTTTGATTCTATTGTAACTAAAGGCGATAACTTTGATAATTGGTTGATGACAAATGGATTTAATGCTATCAAGATAAGAGACGAAAAGGCTTTAGCTGGAACGATTGTTCATGCTTATATAGATATGATGGTGCAAGGCGAGAAAATAGACCTAAAGCAAGGGTTTACTTACAATGGTAGGCATTATAATTTTGGGTTGGATTCCGATGAAGAATAAAATAGAAAAAATATATTCAAATTATAGAAATTTCGTAAAAGAAAAAAACAGACTAAAATCCATACACCAAAGATTTACCGAGAAAACAAGGCAATTTGCAGTAGAATACGCAGATAAGGTTATAGATCACGATGGAGAGGGATTTGTAATGCACAGGGATAAAAGACCTGTTGATTTTTTCAAAAGATTATATTATGTAAAATATGAAACAAAACTAAGGATATTACCTTATGATACGAACCAGTGAAATAAGCAAGAGATTAATGGGATTTGAGAGGTTTTGGGAGGATTATAAGCCAACAATGTTTGCATCTGAGATACAATTACATCATAAAGACGTGCCATTTTGTGGTACTGCTGATTTTGTAGGTATGATTACTAATCCAAAAACTGAGAAGTCTGAGATTACCTTAGTTGATTATAAAACTGGAAACCCTTATAAAGTGCATCAGATTCAGCTATCTGCTTATGCGATGATCTGGAATAAATTATTTCCCAAGTATAAAATAACAAAGGTTGCGTGTTTGCATTTAAAAGATACTTGGATTAAAAAGCCTACATACACACTAAAGTATTATAAAATTGATTATAATTTGGTCAAGAACGCCTACGATTTATGGGTATGGAATAATGAAAATACTAAAGGCGATCCACCCACACCAAGATTTAAGAAAGAGTTTCCACTAAAATTTAGTATAAACAAGGAGAAAACAAATGAAAGTAACATATAAAACGGGCAAGTTTACCGTAGAGGCTGAAGGAAGTTCAACTGAAGTATTTGAGCAGTTGGCATCTTTTGATAGCGTTTTTGGTAATTGCGTTAATAAAGCTAATGGCAGCGAAAATATTGGTTTTAGACACAGAGAAGTAGATGGAAATCATTATTATGAGTTATATGATAAAGATACATTCCACGTTCTTAAGTTTGGTAAAACTAAAAAAGACGGAAGTTTATTTCCAAGAAGGAAAGATGCTGATGGAAATTGGTTGCCAGATGGTGGTTGGGCGAAATTTGATCCCAATGCTCCAAATGTAAAGCAAGCTAAATCAGAGCCTGCTAAAGCTGATGGAGATATGCCCTTCTAATGAAGATAAAAATAGCCATAGAAAAAGACGGGAAGCAGTATTATGCCGATGGTGATAAGGTATTTAGTTGGCTATTTGAAAGATACACCAAATACCAGGGGACTAAAAGAAAGGATAAAATCTTGCCTTACGACTTAAGAGTGAATAACTTTTTTGATCAGATTGCACTTGAGGGAGCTTGGCTTTCTGATATGCGTAAGGCTTTCCCTGGTATTAATATTGAGAACGAACTTGAAAAGGCAAAGGCGTGGCTCTTGTCAAATAAATCACACAAGAAAGATTTGAAGAAGTTTTGTTATAATTGGATTTCTCGTGCAAATCCTACTATGATAGCAGAAGAAGAAAAAAACGAGGGGGAAATAAAAAGAAGGCAGAAAATGGCGGAAGCCTTTAAACGCATGGAGGAAAAGTATAAAAAATGAATGAAGTTGATAGACTAAAAGAGCAGATGTGTGTTTTATATGAAGCTTTACAGGTAGCGAGGGAGGGGTTAAAAATTTTAGCCGACAACCCCGTTGCAGCTAAAACTATTAAGGAAATAGACAAAATAACTAACAAAGTATTGGAGATTTAGCTATATTACTATGGCTACCCTTGAAGGTTTTTCCATTCCTTTCTTTCCTTCAATAGTTAATATTTTAACTTGGGGTAGCCACCTTTCTATGTATGGAATAATCAAACAATTACCCCGAAGTGAAATTACTTGTCAGATGTGCAAGGATTATAAAATTACCGCCAAAAGATTTATTTATAGAACATTTGAAATTTTACCAAAAACTCCATCAGAAGATCTTGTTATATGTGAACCCTGTGCGATTAGAGAGTATGGCAATAAAAAGAAATTTAAGGAAGTGTTTAATAAGTGACAGACCCTAGAGATTCTTTTAAAGAGGATTTAGAGGTCGGCAAAATTGCTGAAGAATATATATTAAAGGGAATTAGAAAGAAATACCCAAAGGCTAAAATAATGGAGGGGTATTTTAAAGAGTATGACATTATAATTCCAGAGATAAATCAGACTGTGGAAGTTAAGCAAGACAAAAAATCTCTTTATACTGGAAATTATGTTATAGAAGTCTCCTTTGGTGGAAAACAATCAGCATTATCTACCACCACCGCAGATTGGTGGGTGTTTTATGATGGGGAGTGCGAGGTTTGGATCAAACCAGACAATATTTGGAAGGCTGTTAAGGGCTTGCCAATAAGAGAATTTGTAGGGAATGGAGATAGTAAGTCTAAAAGTGCTTATCTATGTCCAAAAGAGTATATTAGAATACAAGCAAGTAAAATAAGAGAGGTTAATTATGAGAGAACAAATGGAAAAACAATATCCTGAATGTACAAATGAATTATTGGATAATTTTGATAAAGCTTATAGTTTATGGTGTCGTAAACAGCACGATTACGGAGACTCTAATATCAGGCTGGGACTTGATCTAACTCCTTCCTCATCCGAATACTCGCACAACAACAGACTAGCCCAGCTTGGTATTGTTATTAGGATGCACGACAAACTTAGTAGATTAATGAACCTATATAAAAAAGACAAAGTGGATTCTTCTGCTGTTAATGAATCAATAGAAGATACTTGTATAGATGTGATGAATTATGCAAATATGTTAATGGTCTTAAGGAGCGGTAAATGGAGCAAGTAATGAATTGCAATATATGTGATTCTGAAATAGAGCAAGAGAATGGAGATATAATTGGGAATTTTGGAATATGTCCAGTTGCTTTCTGCGTGTGGTGTATTTCCTCAATGACAGATATGGTTATTCAGCTACAAGGATTTGATGATATAGATGCCTTAGAGGAAAGGATAGAGATGCTGAAAGAAGAACAATCCGATTCTTGCGAAACTTGTCACAATAAAGTATATAAAGTCTGTAATTGTAAGCCAGTTGTTAATAAATAGGAGAATAAATGAGTCACCCAAGTAAAGTAAAAGGAAATAAGTTTGAAAGAGATTGCTGCAAGAAAGCAGAGCTATATGAAATCCCAAGCAAAAGAGCGTGGGGTTCAGATGGTAGGTCAATGGGATTGCACCAAGAAGTTGATATGGTTCTAGGTGATAAAAAATATAATGATGAGATGCACGTTCAATGTAAGATCAGAAAGCGACTTCCAAGCTATATATTCCCAAAAGACAATGCTATAGATAGCCAGCTAATTAGAGAGGATAGGGGCGAAACCTACATAGTGCTTAGGTATGATGATTATCTTGCAGAAATGCGGAGATATAGGCAGTTAAAAGACAGTTTAGAGCTATACGAATCTACCAAACCTGAACAAATTTAAGAGATACGTCAAATATCCCAGGGGAAACTTGATCTATACTTATTGAGCTTTGGTCTAGCTTGACAAGGTAAAATTCATCTTTTGTATTGTCTGGTTGGAATATGTGTTTTAGGCTTCCACCTAAAGTTCTTGATAGGTATGTGCCAATAATAGATTCTTCTTTTTTCATGCCAACACTAAAATTAACCCCATCTATATTAAGCAACCTCCAGCTACTACCACCAGAATTTCCAGACATTATCGCATTAAACATATCTGTTTTATCTATATAACTAAACTTCATGCTCCAAGACTTCCTCCCAGTGAATTGAGTACCTTTATACTCATAGGCATCTGCCTGCGAGTTTGTAAATGGCGGAAGATTTCCCCAATTAGGAGAACCAGTATGTCTTATATTTGTCAAATCTTTACCCGCTAAAGTTCTAGCTGTTGATATTCCATCATACTCTATAGATTGTTTAAACTCTATGTCTGGCGAATGAGGAAAATCTAAATAAGTCCCGATAGAGAAACTTCCTATAGATAAAATTGTATCAAGGCTAAAATTTGATACGCCACCAAGCTCTATTCTCATCGCAAATTGGTCATAAGCATCATAATCTGGGGTGGTTTGAGCGATTATGAATCCATCAGAAGAAACGTCTTCATCAAAAGTACCAACTATAGATGTGTAGGGGGAAAGATAATCACTATTAAGACCTTCAGATTCTCTACCCCAAGGTTTAACCTGAAGCGCTGCTTCGCTAGCAGTATTCAAGTTATGACCAAGCACTGCTGCGTAATTGCTACTAGATACTAATTTTTGAAATTCATCTCCACTATCTTCAAATCTAAGCTTGGAATAAATTTGATATATATCATCTTCATAATCACTTAGAGCGCTAAAATTAATCGTGCTAGGTCTCACTGGGTCTAAATCCCATAACAATCTAGGATCTACACCAGTTAAGGCTGATATACTTAGATCACTAGTGCTACTATTTATCTTTGCAGTTAAGGTTGGCAACTCAAATGGCACTCCCATCGCCCTGCCATATAATAAATTATCTATATATACTCTCGGTGTCCCAGGGACTGAGTATGTTGTTTGTGAAAGTGTCATCTGCGTAGCCCTTTAAATTTTGGTTTTCTTCTTATTTTGATTCCTTTATATGGGTATGTAACGCTTCTTCTTTTTTCATCATTCCTTCCGATGTAAGCATCATAATATTCCCAATTATCGTTAATTTCATTCCAATTATTTCTCAATCTTCCCCAGGTGGAATCTATTAACATTTTATTTGCTCTGTACTTCCCGTTTGAAGTATAACATATTACTTTTTTAATATCAATCCAACCAGAATAATGAAATAAGGCATCATTTATTTGTGTTTCCCTGTTAAAGTATATCTTAATTCTCTTATCTGTCATTTTTACTTTTTTTACTTCCATATCTAATTCTATTTGCATCTTACCAGAGTATTCTATAACCAGAATATTAATAAACCCCTTAGAGTCTAGCGTTACCATATCTTCATATTGTGTTAAAGTTGTTCCCATTATTAAATCCAGTATTCCTCATCTGCCATCATTGTTATTTCAATAGCGTTTTGCATATTAATTTCAAGAGAAGTATCTTGAAACTCAACCTCCTGTCCATCTATTGTGTAAATATCTCCTGAAACTGGTATGTTGTTTCCTTCGTAATCTTGTGGAGATTCAACCCTAAAGCCCATGTGGCTGCTACCTCCAATGATAGGCGATGTCCAAGGGAATCTCCAAGATGTTGCATTAAATATTATCATTAAATTATCTATTATTTGTTTTTGATCCTCGTTTAATAAATTATAATATTCATCATTTTTCGCCATAAGAAACCTAAACCTTGATAATCCGACAAAATATTCATCTTGACTATTATTTATCAATCCACCTAAAGTTTGTGCATTTATGTTATAAAAATCATTTCCAAGATAATGGTTATTTGAGGTAACCATTGTCGCATTCTTTATTTCAATAAAGACAGAGCCTGCGGTAGAACGAATCCTGTTAATACCTTGATATTCACTTAAACTGTCGTTTAATGTACTCATCATCTCAAATGGCTCAAATGGTATATCTACAGCGCCAACATCGCCATAAAGAGATACGCCTATAGCAGAATTAGTGGCAAGAGAATAAGCTCCCTCTTGGTCGTTAAGGAGGAAGGCTTCAAGATTCCATCCCTCATCAAAGCTTTCATTGGACTCTGCATCTAATTTTATTGTATAGTAGTTAAGGTGATCTAAATTTCCAGGGAATTGAGTTGATTTTTCAATAGAATTAACACTGTAGTCCCCCGCAGCGTTATACCAAACCTGATAATCTGAAGCGTAAGGTTCTTGCAAAAGCATCGGAACGAATGTTACAATAGCGCCTTCAATGGTTTGGTTGGTATTAACCCAAGAATTATAAAGTTCTTCAATGGTTTGACCAGTTTCATCTATTGGGGTATCTCTACATATACTAACAACAATTTCATTATCCGCAGGAACGTACCCTATTTGAATAACTCCCCAAGGAGTCCAAGCCCCTTCTCCAACAGGAAGTCCGACAGATGTATCGATTAATAAATCTGCAACAGGGTCTGGACTTGGTGGTTGTAAGCTTGCAATTAATTCTTCTAATAGTGGAATATCAACTTGCGTAATCATTCCATCATTATTTAAATCTCCATTTGCTATTTGCTGAAATGTTAAAGTTGCATTACCATCGATATACGCTTGAGCTAAATCAACATCCTCTTGGTTAATTGACAAGTAACTTGACCCCGTAGCATCCCCAGTAACATCTCCAAGTATTGTAGGCGCTGGTAACATAGCAAGCAAATCGTCATTATTAACATAAGTATCTTGATTTACATCTGCGTTTAAAAGCTCATCTTCATTTAATTCTACAAATCCTAGCAAGTGTGATCTTAAAATTTCATAATCTGCAATCGTGTTTGCAGTGCCATCCATATCAAGGTCACCTGGGACTATATTAAATTCAGGCTCATCTTCAACATCCCATCCTCCTGGAGCTTTATTTATTTGCATACATTCAATATCAACACCGCCTAAAGATTTGCTTATAGATGTTATCATAAATTGAGGATATATCTTTTGCTGCCAAGTGTTATACTCAGAATATGAAGGATATGGAAGAAATTGATATTGTGTAATATCTATTCCGTAAGGCTTTACTCCCAATGGATTAGTCCTACTACCAGATGAGTCTATAAATTCAATATTATCCCCAACTTCTAGTTCAAAGCCATTGGAAAGGTTTGTGCTGAATTTAATAATTAGATGCTGGTTTCTATATAAATTAAAAAGATCATCTCTTAGCCTTAGCGCTGTTGATTCATCTTGAATATACTGAGCTTCGTGTTCTATTAAGTGAGTATCACTTTTAGCAGCCTCCTCTGATATTCCATAATAATTTAAGTAGTGCTGCAAATCATCGGTAACTTCAAGCAATCCATCTTCGTCTATTGATCCAAATGATTTATCTGGAGTTGTTTTAGTGTATTCTTCTTTTATGTAATCATATCCGTATTTTACACGAGTTCTAATTGCAACATCTTCTATTTTGCTTCTATCAAAAGATATTTTAGTAATATAATCAACATTAATATTCTTATCTGGAGTGCTTTGTTCATCAAGAAGCCCAATCGCTGTTGGGGTGGAGCTTGTCAAGCTTGTTTTGTAAAAAAAGCTAGAATTGTCTGCAATCCTTTGAAGTATATCTGCTGTTTTTTCTTTTTTATCTATTGAAAAATCAAGAAAATATTTGCGATCATCAGAAGGAATATTTTTTGTTTGCAAATCTGCACCAATATCTGGGATTTCTGTCGCTACTAAGTCCTTTAAAATAGAGATCGGTCTTCTTATTAAGGTCTTTGCTCCAGTGGAAATATATTCATCCTTTCCATATACAAGTAGGCGAGAACCATCAAAATACCCACCCTCGTTAATTTGCTCTGACGAAGCTAGGGCATCTGTGAAAGCCTCCACTTCTTCACCTACATAAATATTATACAAATTTCTTTCATTATAATTGCTTGTATTTTCGGATTTCCTTGCATAAACAAGCCTTATATTCTGTCCATAAAAAGAAAAGTTATCGGTATAGTAACCATCAAACTCTCCCCCTGTATCACCATCCTCTATAGTATGTCTAAATACATTTCCATTTAAACGTAATGAATAATCTACATACCCATCTCCATTTATTTCATGCGACATATTAGATAATTCTAAATCAAATAAATAATCTATTGAGCCAAAACTATAAATAGTAGAAAACCCATGCTGATATTCTATCATAAGTTCATGCCTTACTCCGTCTATCACCTTATACTTTAATTTATCGTTGGTTAAGTAATCTAATAAGAACATTAAAACCGAATCATCATATTCCTGCCTATGGCTTGGATTTTGACCTCCATTCTGTTTATTTGGGCTATAATAATTTAATTCCATGTTATTAACTTGGAAAATATCTCCAGCATCGGTATATAATCCATGCTTCCCTTTTGCATTTAAAAAGAATTTATTATTAAAGGCTTCAGCTTGATACCAAGTTCTTTTGAGCTGCATCCCAGAAAACTCGCCATATATGTCAATTTTAACCTCATCTGAGCCAGTAATTCCTTCAACCGTTGGGTTTACATTCATAACCAAAGATTTTACATCATGTGTGGGGTATTGCTCTATCAAATCTCCCCTTAACCTCCATTGATTTGTTTCTTCATCATCAGCTCCATTGTTGGGGACATTAAATGAGTGCCTATAGTCCGTAAAGATGCCAGTTTCGTGTACTTGAATGTGCTTAAATTCAAACCTATATGGACACATTTTATTTATCGCTTTAGCGTGTTCCTCTACATCTTGAGCATCATTAAACCCTTGTATTGGATCATCTGATACATCGTTTGTTCCACCACTAATAACTTTATCTATTAAAGCTATCGGTTGCGAAGCCTGCCAATTTTCCGCACCATCATCCGAGTCAGTTTCAACCCCATAGGTAAAATCAGATTTTCCAGGAAAGAAATCTAAATGTAAATCAAATCGACTATTGTCAGTAGGAATCATTTGTATTTTATAACCACCAATTAAATGAAAATCAGACGGAGCTTCTCTACCAAGTGGATCTTTCCAAACATCCGCATCACAGGCTAGTTCCTCAAATTCAAATACTATTGATGGTATTTTAATAACATAATGCGTAATATCTTCACCAGAAACTACTGCTGTTCTTCTAGTCCCTCCGATTACACTTCGTATAGCACTTGGTATCTCGTAATCTCCACCATCAGAACTTGTATCGGTCAGATAGCAAGATGGCTGAGAAAATAAATCCATATCTTCTTCGTTTTGCCTTTCAGTGATAGGGTATCTCTTATAGTGGTTAGAACCAACGTCTCCTTGGCTTTGATGTACTGAATATGCAGTAAGGTAAGTTGATGCTTTCTCTAAATTAGAAAGCACCCCAACCATTAATGCCCCTTGATTCATTAATTCAGAAGCCTCAACGCTCTCATCTGTGTAAAATTCTATGTAATTATTATAAATATCAAACTGTCTCTGCCAGCCTAAATTAACATTAAGCTTCTTATTATTGTCAGCTAACAGCCTACCATTTAATTGTCTTGGGGCAACCCTATAAACCCTAGCTCCAGCATCACCAAGCTTTACCGTTAATATATCTTGGTCTGGTAATATACTTACTTGCCTATCTGTATAGCTGTCATGAGTGAAGTTTGGCAAATCAAGCATTTTTTTTATTCCACCAATACTCCCGCCACTAAAGTAAGTTCTGTCCGCAATAACTTTTGTTTTATTTTCCTCGTCTATATATGTGATTGCTGGGGCTTCTTTTAAATGTCCATATAATATTGGCACTCTCTCATCATTGTAAACTTCGTAAGTATTTGTGCCTTCGTATAAAGTATAATCTTTGTTAGGTAATTCTTGGCTTAGTGCATCTGAAGCGAGATCATCACATTGTAATGTTACTGTTTTATCATCATGCGAATATCTGGTTACTTTTAATAGGGCTAAATCAATAGAATTTCCTTGACTTGTAGCTAGGGAAATCCTCACTGTAGAATTTAACAGACTTCCCTCAACCCTATCTGAAAACCTATCCCTATCAACCGATGGCTTATAGTTACTTATAGTTATGTTTCCACTAGACATCTTTACTTTTTTGCTTTTTACGTCAATAGACTCTTTAAGCCCCTTAATGTCTAAACCTAGGTCTTCGTAATATTGTGTCCCATTTTGTGAGGTGGAATAATTACCCTCTCTTGTGGATATAAAAAAACTACCCCCATCAATAGATGTGATAGCTAATAGAACAGAGAAATTATCTATATCATTTGAAAGGTCTTTTTTTATTTCGTCAGGTATTATTATCATGACATTCCGAAATCTACACCTTTTCTAACCGCTTCAGATATTTTATCAGCAAGCTCGCCCTCTACAAAATCAGAGGATAGTACGTTTCCAGTTACATTTACATTGATAGCTCCGCCACCCTGATTCATTGTTGATAATACTCCCAACCCTATAGACTCAACAGCACGCCTACTCATGATAAATTCTCCACGCTCTGCCTCTATTATAGTTCCACCTTGGCTATGTCTTTGTCCACCGATAAGACCACCTTCTTCCATTTTTCTTATATTGTTTGCCTGTGCGGCTGCGGCTGCAAATTCTATCCCAGCGAATATACCTGGAATTGGTGGTACTGCACCAGCATCTAAAAGGTTTTTTCTGGTTGTGACAGCAGCCCTATAAGCATCAATCATCGCAAGTGCAAAGTTTATGTTTTTTTGCTGTTCTTTATTCTTAGTTAGCGTTCTGCCTAATATTAGTATGTTCTTAGCCGCATTTACATATCCATCATTCCTTGTTTTTTGAAAAGCCTTCTCGGCAGCAGCTTTTTTATTTGTAAGCTCTATTTCTTCTATAGTTATTCTCATGCTCTCAAGTTGCAAATCAAGCCCTTTTAAGTTTTCGGTAGCAAATTCTCTTTGTATAGCTAATTTACTTTGCTGGTTTTCAATATCTAGCAACATTCCTTCTCTGCCAATAGCATTATTACTAATCATATCTTTATCTAGTGTTAATTGATCTAATGTGCTTTGTTTTTTAGCATCTGCCAAGGCTTTGTTCGCATCAAATTGAGCTTGGATTCCCTTTAAATTATCTTCGTTTGCTTGAGCTATTTTAAACATAGTTATGAATATTTGCTGTTCTAATCCAGTAAAATTATATTGCAAACCTCCCATTGTTTCTCCTGAATCAATCAGTTTCTGGTCAATATCTGAAAGCTCATCCAGAAGTTCTGAAAAATCCATAACTTCTTCAATTAATGGGAAAGTATCTCGTAACTGCTCAACTAAACTAATTCTATTCATCATCAATTTATTCTCAAGAGCGCTTGCATCAACTCCACCTAACTTAGCTGCCGCTAATGCAGCTTCAGCATCTTGTAATCTTTTGCTCATATCAAGAGCTTTTCGCTGTGTGGCGATTTCTTCTTCTCTGACGTGTATTAGATTGGTTATTGTTTGAATATTTCTTATTTCTAATTCATCAAGTGGTCTTTTAACTCTAAATCTTTCCTTTAATAGAGCAAGGGACACCTTATCTTGAAGTGAGCCAGTTTTCTCAACCTTTATTCTTGCTCTTGTGACAACAATTTGTTCGTCTAAGGATTTTATATTGTCCTTAATTGCTTCATTGTATTTTTTTTGCTCCTCTGCCGCTTCCTCTATAGCCTCCCTTCCCAATGTGGCTGCTCTTTTTGCAGCATCTCCAGCCTCATCTGCTGATTCTTCAAAGAGACCGAATTGATATGCCAACTCTCCAACGACAAGGACAGCTATCCCCAGTCCAGATTTGAGAAGCTTAGCCCTCATTTTATCTATCTGTAGATTTGCAAGAACCATCGCACCTTTAAGCATCTTAAAGGCTTTTGTCAGATGTCCTGTAGAGTAAGCAGCCGCTAATAAAGCTGCCCCAAAAATCCTAATTCTTTCTGGGTTTATCGCTTCAGCCATAACCTTTATTGCTTTTGCAACAGTCATAACTGCTGGAGCTAGAACTTCACCAAATGCTTCTCCAGCATCGCCAACAGCATTAGCGGTAGCTGATAACATTCCAGAAACTGTATTTAATTCACCCTTAGCAAACCCACCAAATCTTTTTTGGACATTGTTGATAATAGAATCTAGTCTTTCTGTACTGCCAGCAGAGCCGCTTGCTTCAATTCCATATCTTGATAATGCGTTTGTAGAAGAACCTATTGACCTTGCTACGAGGTCTGCGGCTGTATTTAAGTCCATTCCTTTGGCTGAGGCTAAATCTAAGACTGCCTCTGTAACTTTTGCTACTTGATCTTCTTCTTTGACGAATGTCGCAACCATCGCCTGAGCATTAATAATTGCCTCATCTCCAAATCTAGTTACTTTTTGTAGAGAGGAAGCTTGATCTACAAGTGTTTTAGATGTATGCCCTAAAGCTATTGTTAGTCTTCTCTGTGCGAGTTCTTGATCAGCATAAAGCCTTACTAGCCTTAAAAGGGTTTGATTTACTAATGTTGCGGCAAATGCAACAAGTAACATCTTAGAACGAATTGTGGCGAAACTATTTTGGAGTAACCTACCCTTATTAGTTAGGTCGAGCATACCCTTTCCAGTAGCATCTTGCTCTTTCTTTACTTTTTTAAGGGCTTTCTCGTATGCCTTTTGCCCCTTTTCAAGTTTTGTTTGTGCTAAGTGCAGTTGGTTTATTGCTGCAACTACAGCTTGGTTACCCTCGGCTTTAAACTTTATTAATATTTCATTTGCCATCTTTTATCGCCTTATTTGTAGCTTTGTTCATTTCGCTCTTTATTATAAATGATTTCTGTACCCATCGTGCTGGTTGTTGCCCGTAAGAACCTGGATATGGCTGGGTGTTGAAGCTGTCGCAGTAAACATATCTTTGAATATCTCTTTGTAAGTCTTTATCGTAGATGATATTATTGCAAGCAAAGAATGGGAGTTGGCTTTTAACAGAACCACTTATGCTAAAATCCTTGCGCTTTGCCTCATTTATCTCCTTGGTTTCTTCAATAATCAACCTTACTACATCCCAAACATCTTCCTCGCAAGTAAATGTGCGAGTTTCGTATTCACCATCAACCAATACGGGCAGTTGTGCCTCGTAAGGAAAATTATGGAATTTACAGCCTCCACATGGTTTTATAGAAACATTAAGCTCTATTTGGAGGCTTTCTTCTCCCCCAGAAGTAGATACTCCTGTAAATGTAAAAACATTTCCGTTCTATCGTTTACAGTAAGTGTTTTCAAAAACTTATCAGAGGTATCTCCGTCTATGCAAGTTCTAAGCCATTTGGTAATAGTAGTGTTCATCATCTTAACATTACCAACAGTACCATCTTCATTATATTGATATTCTACAGAATCAAGAAGCATATCTCTATCATCTATTGACACATCTTTAAGGACAACTTTCTTGCCAGATTCAGTTTTAAATTCCATTTTCTTTTCCTTTTATTTTATTTGGTTTTCTTTACTTCTTTTTTTACTTCTTTAGGTTTATCAAACTTCACATTAGCTTTTTGACCTGGTCTGTGTCTAACCTTATCCGTTACATCTATCCAATCAGATGGAACTTGATCCACATCTTTGTCATTTACTATTCTAAGTTTTGGAAACCTATCAACTTTATAATATTTCATTCATTTCTCCTTTTTACGCTGTTGCCCCTACACCTAAGTGTAGAATTTCATAAGTTGCTGCAGCAGGATCAAGAATCTTAGCTTCAAAATCAATAGAAGCCACATCATCACTCCCTACAGAAGCACTAATTAATTTAGCTTTATGGAATATCCATTGAAGTGTAGCCCCTGCATTTTGCCCTAAAGTTATATTCTGTGGGAAAACTGCACCTACAGCAGGTAAATTTGTAGGAACATAATCTCCTATATAAAACTGAATATAAGATGTTTGCGCTGGGTCTCTATGAGCTTCTAGCAATTTATCTGTTTCTGAGTCATATTTAACAGAACCTGCCATTGTCATATTTAGCTCAGGAACAGCTCTAGCAATCACTTCAGGTTCAGCATTATCACCTTGAGCGCCTAAAAATACTGTTGGTGACTCAAAAGTTAGACTGATGCTGTTAAACAAAGGATTTATACTTGTATAGTCACTTACAAAAGTAAGATTACCACTAACAGTCCCTGAATTAGCTACTGAGGCTACAAATGTTGTGCCATCAGTTATAGAAACAACATAAGCATTAGTGCCAATATTTGTTCCCGTAACGGACATTCCTGGTTTTACATTTGCTGTAGAAGCACAAGTAACAGTTGTACTTGAACCACTACCACCCCCTGAACCAACCGTTAAATCAGCATCAACATCAAATATTTCTAACGATTTGTGTGATTGTTCAGATAGAAACACATTTGTCGCATTAATATCAGTTGCACTTGACATACTAGCTGTTCCTTTAACAGGTTTATATCTAGTTTTAAAGGTTGCAGAATAATCGTACCTTCCACTTGCAGTTCCCATATCAGCACTCAATGTTAGACTTGTGCATACGCATCCTGCTAATTTGTATGAATCAGAATTTGAGCTACCTGCAGGTGACTGAAAATATACTGACAAAGATAAATGCCAATCATTTGCAGTCACAGAAGCCCCATGAGATATATTTGCTGGTTCATATCCACCTGCAGCTAAAGTTATTTCATTATCAGTACCTGATGTTTGTGCAAGTACGCTCTCTGCAAGTATTGGTAAGCTTCCCAAGTCTAATCTGCCTGATATTGTAAACTCCGTATCTACACCTTTTGAGCTTGAAAACATAGCTCCAAATTCTGCCACTCTACCTGAGCCTGAACGCATTTCAAACTCTTGGTTTGGTGTAAAAGTTGGTAATGTAATCCCCTCTACATCTAGTCTTTGAAATTCATCTCCATTACTTGAGGTGTTAAATGTCCCAACAGTATCATCTTCAGCAATATATACAGCAAATTGCTTCCCTGAGAATGTCGTCGCATTAGCAGATCCACCATAATCTGCCATCTGAAGGTGGTTTCCAGCATAACCATTATGCACCCACCCTTGTATATTGTTTAATAGCTTATTCATTTTTTTTCTCCTTTATGTATTTAGCTCATGTTCCCTGTATGTTGCCCTCTCCATATCATTTCCACAACATATTCGTTCTCGTCTTCCAATGTATCTAATGTAGTTGAATCAATCCTTGTATTCAACGCCTTTGTTGAGTCGGCTAGGGTCATGATCAAATTATCGTGAATTAAAGCCTCAATCCTCGATACATATCTTAACACATGGTCAAGCGAAGTCTTTTTTATATTTTTATCTAAAAAATAATAATAAATATTTATAGTAAATTCTCTAGTTTCAGAATTAGCTTTAAATTCAACCAATTCAGATCCTTGAGGTTCTAGTCTAATAAATTGCGTTCCTGCCTGTACTGATTCATTCCCTATATATACAGGAACTGCGCCCTTAAATTCTGTTCTTAAAATGTTCTGTAATTTATCAAGAATATTCTTAAAGTTGTTAGTAAAAGTTACAGCCATTATTAAATTCTTCCAGTTCTAGTCATTTTTATTCCTTTTAAGTCGCTGGTATCAACTTCTTCATACATTCCTCTTACTTCAACTTCCCATTCATCTGTCGCAACAGCTTCTGAAGCATCTGTAGTTCCAGCGAATCTAATTTCCAGACCATAAGCTAAAGTCTGATAATCTCCAGTTATTTTCTCATCATCTACGACTTTGTTTTGTTTTAATCCATCGCTATCTTTTACCCATACATTATATGTTGCTGTGCCTATAGCTCCAGCATCTTCTATTTCTAATTTAACTAAGTCATAATCAACACCACCAGCTCTACCTCTAAAATCTACTGGTCTAATAGCTCCAGTGTAAGTAACATCTCTAAGTACACCCCTAGAAGCATCTCCTGTGTTCTGCCAAGATAGTGCTGCCCTACCTTCATTTAAAAGCTGTACATTATTATCAGCTTCTTCCATTATTGCCGCAGCTAATTCAGATGTAGGGTCTTTAGTTCTAACCATAAAAGCAGCAGCGTATAGTGATGCTGTTCTTACTATCATATAGTCAAAGTTCCCATTTTTATCTTTTAGCTGATTCTTTGGGAGCTTAGGATCAAGTCTTGAATCTAAATATCTACTTGCATCTGTTCTGAATTGGGTTACCATATCAGTGAAATCTTCGCCTGCCTCTAGCAAGTAATCGGCTGGTTCGTTTGCATCGCCAACATTACTTACTATAAGTATAGATAAGTCCAAAGACGAATCATATACAAAACTCAAAGCATCTATCCCCCCTGAAGAAGCATCACCAACATCAACACTTGCATCCACTATCTTATAGACACTTGAATCTACTGCATGGTGATGTGCGGTTGTATGAAATAAACCCCTATTAGTAGCTGCTGTTGCCACAGCCAAAGTATCGCCATCAGTAACTGCTGTCACACGCATATATTCGTTATTAATTTTAATTATATCATTTGCTGCAAAAGCGCTTGTATCATCTACATCTATGTTTACATTATCTGGTGTAATGGCAGTTTTAACTTGAGTTGTTTCAGTTGTGTTGAAGGCTATATTGTTAATTTTTGCGCCATCCCAAAATAAATTATATACACGTCCAGTATTGTTAGCAAAATATAAATCAATACTTGTATCCAGCCAATTATCTATGGCTTTTGTCCACCCATAAACTGGAGTCTTGCCATCAAACTCATCTAACTGAGGAAATACTCTCTTTAATTCTTTGTGCGTGCAATATATTGGTGCTGATGCCATATTTATCTCCTCTTAATGGATTTTCTTTTCATTTTCATTTTCTTAGACTTCTTAGGTCTTCCTCTTTTTTTTCCGTATGTACCTTTACCGTATGGCATAATTATCTCCTAAAATGTTTCTATTTTTAATACTGCGTTACCTTTTTGCTGTGGGGTATTCCCAAGCACTTCAATAAGCGAATTAATTTTAGCTGAATCTGTTGCATCTTGTTTTCCAGATAGTGGAGAATTGTACAATGCGCTAACAACAAATTCTGCATTAGGACAACTACTAATAGTCCAATCTACAGCTCCAGTTTCATAATTAATACTTCCAACGTCAGAACCTCTATACATCAGTATTCCATATCCATTATCTCTTACAAATATATCTTTATAAGATGTTGAATAAGTTACTGAGTCGTAAGCAGTATCAACCTCAAGTCTAGCAGCTACCGCACTTGGAATACTAGCCAATGCTGGGATTCTTCCATTTGCTTGAGCTAGGAATCTAACTGATGCTCCACTACCACTTGTTCCAGCAGTTAAAGCTATTGCCGAAGTTGAAAGTTTAGTTTGAGATTCAAATATAACATCTCCGTCTTTGATAGACACATTTACTTTCTTTTCAAATAAGTTTCCTGCTGTGTAGTAAGCTGTATCTAAAGCATTTTGTATTTTTTCTATTAATCCATTTGATCCACCAAACTTGGTATTACTTGAATCTGTTGTAAAATTAATTTCAAGAGCAGAGCCACCATCTGCCGCTACCGTTAGATAATATGCGGTTGAAGCAGTTAGACCAGTTTCTGTATTTGGCGTAATATCAGATAAGCCAAGACCTTGATAGCCTTTAGTATAAAACTGTATTGCTACTGAGCCTGGAGTTATACCGCATAGTGCTGAGGATGTTCTTCCATATCCAAAGAAATTCATAGCCTTAAATCTGCCACGACCATCTGTCTGAGCTACACTATACCTATCATAATCGTGATAAGCGTTAAAAAATGGAAGCCTAACAGCTACATCATCAGCGTGAGTTGCACCCGTAGATCCATGAACGCCTCTTTTTACTGTGATTGTACTATTAGCCAAGTCAGCTCCAGTGCCAACTGTCAATACTTCAAGTATTTCATTCTCAAGCCTAATTAAATCTCCAGCCCTAAGAAATTTAGAGTGTCCATTTTCTAAATATATAGTTGTGACTGTTGCATCTGAAGCAACATCTCCAGATGTGGCTGTGTCTATATCTGCTGTAGAATCAACGTATTCATTAGAGTTTGGAGCTGTTGATGTAACTACATCGCCTTCATATAGGTCTGTGTCAGCATCGGTCATTATTCCTCTAACTGCTGGCATCGTGATTACTTCCCCAGGGCTTAATAAGAAATGTAAGAAGTTTTCGTTTCCAATAGTATCTTCATCTGTCCATTGTTGAAATCCAAAAATTGCTATAGCTGGGAAGCTTCCAGTATTAGAAACCTTAACCATAGAAATATCGCCAGACTTTTGCGCTGAAGCGCTAGCATCTTTACTTATGTCTAATAATAAATCGTTAGTTGTTGCGCTATATGCCAAGGACTTACTAACTGAAGATATGGGCTTCTTAGCTTTTCTACCTTTACCCCTAATACCTTCAAAGCCGCCTGAAGCGCCTGCTGTTGTTGTTGCTCCATAACCCATAATTCTTCTCCTACGTTAAATGATATTTTACTGTTAATTGTACCGAATAATCAGAATTAATACTATCTGATCTAAAAAATGCTAAAATTACCTTTCCTGACGAAACTGCTGCGCTATCTACTGTCCAAGAACCAGTATATGCTTGTTCATTACCTGCGTTAGTTACATCATTGTTGTGTGCCAATAATGTTCCATTTGATAGGGCAGATGTTGATCCGCTTGTAAAATCATAGCTAAATAAGTGCATCCGAGTTGTATCTCCAGTTGCGTTATCTGCACCTTCTATACTTATTACAGAATCTATACTTATATCGTCCATTACATACCAAAGGCAAGGGACAATGTCTGTAGCCATCTGTTTATTTGAGTCTGCTGTTGTAAACGAGGTAGCAGGATCAGTTCCAGTTCCAAACGCAGGAATACCAGTTAAGGCATTATTATAATTATCTCCTGCAAATGCAAGTGGATGATGAGTATTCGCTAAATAAGCTGATGCCCCTCCACTTCTTATGGCAAAGGTAGCATACTGAGTATTTACATCGTTCCCCAAAGCATTAACCCTACTATCTGTAGTATTAACATCAAATAATGTTGTGCCACTATTGTTGGTAACTAAAAATGTTGCAGCAGTATTATCATTGACTGGTTGAACCCCAAATATATCATCACTAATACTTACTGCTGTCTGATTCCCTTCTCCATCTCTTATTCTTCTCGTTGTTGCATCTACACCATTATTTGAATTATCAACTTGCAATAAGTCCTTATATGTATCTGCTAATGTTTTTCCAGTTAAACTCATATATCTCCCTTATTGACCATCATATATTGATGATGGTAATATTGTTGCCTTTATAATAAATGGATGCTCACCTATACCATGCGATGCTCTATACCCATAAGTTAAATAGGCAGTTTTAGTTACACCCGCAGTTGAAAAGCCTATCCAAAATTCGTTATTCTCCCCAACTGAAGCTAATTGACTTGCACCTAAAACAAATTTAATGGTTTTTAAGTGGTCATCAACTTCATCGTCTGTGAAAAATACTCCATTCCCATCATATTCAAGATTCGATGCAACCGCACTATATGTAGAGCTATCACTTAAACCAACCTCAATCCTTGTATCTGTACTATTTGCATTTATTAAAAATGTCGCCTCTATCTCAACGCTTTCAGTAGATGGCGTTATGAATGAAACTTTATGTGTCGCATCTTCAACTGTTAATGAGTTTTGTATCTCAAAACTACTTGTGCTAGTTAAATCTCCTTCTAGCCTTGTATATCCTATAATTTTACCTGCAAAATCATTGTCATCAACATATTTCTTTGTCGCAACGTGATAATCATCTGTCGGGTCTTTTTCCACAAACACATCATTGTCTGCAAGAAGAAGTCCAGTAGAGTCTTCTCCAACCTTAACTGGTTTTTTATCTGAAGCTAATTTATTTTCTAATGATAAAGCCCTAGCCATCAATCTGTGCCTTCATAATTTTTCATACCTTTGAACTGCTCGACAAATGTTTTTGTCTCTAAATCTTCTAATCTTTTATGTATCTTATTTAGCTGGCTTTTTTCAAAGAGAGGGGAATGAGATTCATTCTCAAGCTTAGTTAATCTCTTATGAATGTTTATCATCCCCTCATCTACTTGCCATATAGGGAAAAGTTTATTTGCCAGCCACCTTATTATCACTTCTAAGTCCCTTTATAAAACCTCTAATTACAGAGCCGAAAATATTATCTACTAAATCTATAAACCATGGCTCTATTGTCTTATTCCAAACCTTTTTAGTGATACTCCATTTATTTAAACCTAATGTCATTACCCTGCCAATACTCTCAAAGGCAGTTTCAATGACTGAGCAGATATGCTCGTTGGGTATCTTCTTTAATACCCATAATACGATAGCTGATCCGCCACCGCCTACTATTAAACCTGAATTTTCACCTAACATTCCTAATACTGAATCTAACATACGTTATCTCCTTTTTAATAATCTTTGTGTCGTTTATTCATAAACTTCTCTTTAAGTCCATTTCCACTCATAGATGCGAGTATCTCAACTATTGCTCTATAACTCGCCTTTATATCTCTTTGTTCAAGCTGATTAACCTTACTCTGGTCTATCAGTTTTATTACTATGCCTTCCAATCTTGTGAAACTTTCTCTTAGCTCTGTTTGTAGCTCGTTTTGTATAAACTGATTTTGTCTATTGACATACCAGGCTAGACCAAGAACCCCTAAGACTGGGAGACCAAACTCTTGTAGTATTGAAAGAAAATCCAACTACATCTCCATAATTAATGTCTCTAGTCGGTCAAATCGTTTCATAACTTCATCAATCTTTGTTTCTATCCTTTCTTGACCTACTTCCAAACTTTGAATCTTATTTCTATTGGTTTGAATACTCTTTGATTTATCTTCATTGTCTGAAGCAATAGAGTCTATTTTATTTACCATAGCGCCTTGCGTGTATATGCAAGTAATTAAAACAGTCAATATGGTAAAAATAGTTCCAATAGATATTTTCTTATCTATCATTTTCATAAAACCTCACCATTGGTGTGTGACTTGAAGTCCACTTATACAACAACCTCGAAGATTGTTTTCTTTTTCTTTCTTTTCTCTGTTGATTTTGCATTATAAGCCTCCAATGACTCGTTAATGTCATAACCCTCACCATCTGCGTGCTGAAGATCAACCTTTATTCCATCCCTATTACCATTCTTGTAAAATATGTAGCAATTCTGACTTGCTCTGCCATTTAAGTTGAGGGCTTTCTCACTATAATCATTTGCCCCTACCATCGAAGATGACCTACCAAAATTATCGCCCACTCTAGCTGAGTGAACGTGACCAAATATCACATAGTCAATTTTTATGCCTTTCAGCGAATATCTGCCTGCGATTTGGTTTACTGAGGTATCTAATTTTCCTCTTAGTGAACCATGCCCATGCAGCATTAATAAATTTTGACCTGCGACATTTAGCACTAATTCTGATGGATCTCCATGTATGAATTTAACACTATTTTTCCTAAATAAATACCTTAAACATTGAAAAATTGTATAATCATAATTATCTGTCGCTACAACATCACTCCAGCCCATTTCCTTGTTCGCTCTACCTTCATTACCTACAACCGATGCGACAGTTACATTAAAATCATCAGATAGGTCTATAATAGCTTGTTGCAATATGTCCACCCCAAGAAATGTGGCTTTAGCTCTATTCGTAGCTTGATTTAAAAGCTCATCTAGCCTTCTATCACTATTCATAAGGTCACCTGTCAATGCCACTACCATATTACTCACGCCTGCTGTCTTAAAATAGGTTCTAGCCTTATTTACAAAATATCTTATTCGTGTTGAAGCAACTTTGAAATCATATCTGTTGTTTTCTAATTCCACCAACTCGTTGAAGTGGACATCTGATAATTGCAATACTCCTACTGCATTTTTATTAGACTTAAACTTTCTAGTTGTTGTGTTTAATTTGTTTTTGTCAAAAAGCTTTACTAATTCCTTAGAATACTCCTCTACTGCGTTCTCAATTCTAGCGTGTTCACGAAACGCTTTGTTTTGTATTCTGTTGTTGTCCTGTGCTTTTTGTTTCTGCTTAGATAATCTTACATTCTCTCGTATGACATCGTGATCAGCATCCCATATAGGCACAACTGTCTTTGACCGACATTTGATACAACCATACCTTTGCTTGTCTGTTGTAGCGCACTTTCCCTGCTTAGACAATCCTATATGGTAGCAATTAGGACAAACTAACTTCTTTGGGTCTATCATTGACCTCCTGGCTTTGCGTTATTGCGACTTTATAATTTCGCTTAATTCTTTAGCCCTATTAGGACTATCTGACCTCGCCCATTTACTATCGAGCATCTCCTCCGCAGCCATTAAAAAGTTATCTTCTTTAATGTATTTTATAGTTTTCTTAAATTTTTTAACGCCAGAAAAGCCTATTTGGAAAATCATATTGACTAAAACGTCTTGAACTGGCTCTTGTTTATCAAAAAACCAAGAGTCCCAATCCTCATCTCCTTGTATTCTGGCTAATATACCTCGTATTTTCTTGTCGAGGATCAAGTCTGCAATTTCTTCATCCATAAATAAATCTTTAATTGCAAATCCATAGCCTATAGTATCGTAACCATTAGGGCATTTATATACACGAGGTTCGTAGCCTTCGTGCTTCTTTAACGATTCTTTTAAATTGCCTAGGTCTCTCATTTTTTTTTACCCCAGTCAATTTTATCGTAGTTCTTTTTATACTGTTCATCTGCCAAATCTATTCTCAACCAGTCACCTTTTCCATTCCTGTTTAAATCTCCTTTTTTTCTTATCACTCTATATTGACCAGTAGTTGAGTTTGCGTGTGGGTTAGCAGCCATACTATTTACCCTTCTTTGATGCCTTCTTTGGCTCAGAGTATGGAGAAAAATCCTTTCTGCCATTTACTCTATGCCATAATCCTGATTCAACTAAATTTTTTGCTTCTTTTGTATCTGAATCTTTTAACACAGCTATGTTTCCACCAATATTTTTTAAATATATCATAAATTCTCCATTTGAATAAAGGGGGCAGTTGCCCACCCCCTTTAGTATTAACAACTTACTGATTATGAAGCATTAACAAAATTAAGTCCCATTAAGTTTGTTGCACTATCTAGTAGTTTAACTCCATATATCATGTCTGCGATTACTTTAGTACCAAGGTAATCAACATCATATTGTGATTGTAGTCTTACATCTTGAGATGCAGCGAAGGCACAAGCCTCGGGTACATATACAGCTCCACTTCTATTTGTTCCCCCAGTTGATATAGCTTGAGAGAAAAATACATTCATGCCATATATAAGTCCTACAGCGCCAGTAGAAACATGGCTTCCAGAAGCAGCGTTTGTTCCTGAAGGGATTGCATCTTGTCTTACAAAGTAAGAGCCAATTCCTGCTGTTGGATTTAATATGTCTGCAAGTAACAAGTGATTAACTGCCATTGAGCATCTATTCGGATCTATATCTAGGTTATAGAGACTTGCTAGTATGCTTTCCAAGTCAGCAGTAGCCATAGCATCATCTGCTGTTAGAGTTACTGTTGTCTGGAATCCATCTAGTTCTGCCCATAGATCTGTTTCAACTTTTCTAGCTAAAGACTCACCGAACATTTTAGCATATTTACTAATTAGTTCATATTGAGCTTGTATTGTAAGTATATCTTCAAATATCTCAGCTTGATAAATGTGAGATGTTATTGGAAGGTTTACTGCTGTTACATCGTGAGCTTGAGGTGTAGAACCCTTATTTGTGTCCCAAGCAACTGCTGAAGATCCAGTTTTTGACTGCGCAGTTTGCATTAAGATTGCAGGGATGTTAATAGAGTCACCTTTGTTTTTTACTAATGCACTATAATCGCTAACAGAACCTCTAAGTTTATTAGTTTGCATAAAGAAGCTATATATAGCATCCGACCATAAATCTGGTATAAATCCAGCACCAGATGTTGTATCCATAAGGTCACCAACTGCCATTTGCAAGTCATTACCCGCAGCACCATTATGAACCCAACCTTCAATTTTATTTAATAAATAATTCATTGTTTCTCCTTACCTGAAAAGGTAGTTTAATTTCGCTTGCTTCTATCTCTAGCTTGATTAACAATATCTGACCAGTTCTCTCTTAATTCTTCGGCAGATAATTTTGTCCAATCTCTTGGAAGCTCTTTGTATCCTCTCGGATTTCCAGCAACTTCTGGAGCATTTGGTTTAGATGAAGCAAATTTACCAGTTACATATTCGAGAGTATCAAGATCTAATCCCGACAATCTCTCTCTATCTTCTTCAGGTGCTGCCTCTAAAAGAGAATTTCTGCGATTTTCCTCATACTTGTTCCACTTCTGTGCTGTAGCACTTAACGTTTCATTTTCGGAAGACACCTTTTCATATAAGGCTTTAAAATCTTCTTTTTCTTTCAACTTTGCTTCTTCTGCACTAGCAAGTTTCTTTTCAAGTTCGGCTAACCGAGTTTCAGCATCCTGCGACCTTTTACGATACTTTTTGCTTTCTGCTACTAATGAACTAACATCGGTCGAGTTATCAGTTGTTTCTGTGGTAGGTTGCTCACTTACTGTTTCGCTAACTTCCTGACTATTTTCTTGTGACATACTGCCTCCATATATAGTTTTTTTTTATTACAAACACACAATATCTTGTATGTTTCCTACTTCGTAACTTATATTAGGTTGTATTAAAAATGCAAACTTTTAATAATAATCTAAAAAAATTTAAGGAAAAATGGTTTGACTTTATGGAGTATAAGCCCCATAATGGTCAGATTAAATTGCACTTTCCCACGAAGGGAGAGTCAAGGTTTTTTGTCATGGTTTGTGGTCGTAGGTTCGGAAAATCTACAGCAGCAGCGATGGAGGCAACTTATTACGCATCCCAGCCAAATAAAAGAATATGGCTTGTTGGATTATCCTACGATAAAGCAGACATTATGTTTAGAGAAGTTTGGAAGCGTATGGTTATCGGTAAGGCTAATGATATAGATAAAGCCTCTGAGAAAGAACGATATATACGCTTTAAGTGGGGTAGTGTCGTAGAGGCGAAATCAGCAGATAACCCAGACTCTTTAGTTGGAGCTGGTCTTGATCTCCTTGTTATTGATGAAGCTGCTAAGGTTAAGAAGAAGATATGGGAAATGTATCTATCACCAACACTTGCTGATGTAAAAGATAGTAAATGTATTTTTATTACTACCCCGCAAGGTTTTAATTGGATTTACGATTTGTTTTTATTAGGTAAGTCCGATATTTTATGGGAATCTCATCAAGCACCTTCTTGGGAGAACCAATATGCGTTTCCCGAAGGTAAGAGTGACCCGTTTTTAATAGAACGTAAAAGAAATATGTCAAAGGAGATGTTTGACCAGGAGTTTGGTAGCGCATTTACTTCCTTTGAGGGTAAGGTATATCCTTTTGATAGGAATACCGATGTTGGACATTATCCATATAATCCAAACTACCCAACTTTCTGTTCTATTGATTTTGGATATAGGATGCCAGCAGTGGGCTGGTTTCAAGTCCATAGAATACAAGGTGAATGGCATATAAATGTAATTGACGAAATTGTACACGAGAAAAACATAAAGACAGATGAGCTTATTAATAAAATTAAATCAAAACCTTACAATGTTAGAACTTACTATGGAGATCCAGCAGGGATGCAAGCTCAAGGTCAGTCAGGATTGGGAGATATAGAAATTTTTAGAAGAAACGGAATTAATGTAAGGTCAATAAGAGATAAGGTATCAAGGAATATTGCTTCAGGAATTAGCCACGTTAGAGGATTTATTGAAAACGCCAATGGCAATAGGTATTTACATTTGGATAATAAATGCTTGGGATTGGCTGAAGATTTGGAAAACTATCGCTATCCAGAAGCTGTTGAAAACAAAGATTTGAAGCCTGAGCCACTAAAAGATGGAAGACACGACCATGGATGTGATATGCTTAGGTATTTTTTTATAAATCAATTTCCAATAAAACGAAACAAAATAATCACGAGGAATAGATAATGACTACAGTAGAACAAATAATAGCAGAATCGATAAAGGAATATAAATTAGGTCAGGCTCAAGCTAGGCGGAAGGAAATATATAAGCTAATAGACTATTACGCTGGTACTGAGACTCAAAAATACATACAGGGGTATTTTGATGCTGATGCTTTTAGAGAAATTCCAGTTTATAGTGCAAATTTCACAAAAAGATTCATCAATAAGATGTCAAGAATCTATAATGTTGGAGCAAATCGTAATGTTAGCTCCAGATATGATGAATTGACTGTCAAAAAAGATGCGAAGATGAAACATATCGAAAAAATGACAAGACTTGTTGGATCTGTAGCCACTCAAGTGATTTATAGAGATGATTCTGAAATGCCTCACTTTGATTATCGCCCCGTCTATTATTTTGATGTTCACATGGCAGATAACCCTTTTGTCCCCACAGCTATCACTTATCCTATCCTTCATAACGTAAATGAAGTATATGATACTCGTAAATTAGAATATGCTTACTGGGATAAGAGTATTTATGCTCATTATGACGAGGATGGGAATATAATTGAGGAATACGAGCATGGATATGGAGTTATTCCTTTTGTTTTTACCCACAGGGAGAATCAAATAGATTCATTCTTCGTGGAGGGCGCTTGTGATATTGTAGATTGTAATGAACAGGTTAATATTACAATGACAGAGCTTCAACTTGGTCTTAGATTCCAAATGTTCGGTCAGCCTTTTGTTACAGGCGTATATAGTGATAAAGGAATGAAAAGAACGGGATCAGATTCGATTTTAGACTTACCAGAGGGTGCAACTTTCGGCATCGCATCTCCTGGTGGGGATATTCAGTCTGTAATAGAGAGCGTTAAGTTCCAAGTAGATCTTGTAGCGCAGAATAATCACTTATATGTGCAATTTGCTCAAGATGGAGGCGAAGTTCCTTCAGGTATTGCACTTAAAATTAAAGATTTGGAGAGATTTGAAGATTATCAAGACGATATTGAGCTTTGGAGAATGTACGAACATGAATTATATCATATTGAGCGTGCAATCGCTGGATATAATGGAATTAGTCTTCCAAATGAGCTTAAACTTGATTTTATTGAGCCAGAATATCCGAAGTCAGTTCAAGATCAAATATTAATGGATAATCACGCACTTCAAAACAACCTAATAACTCAACCGCAGCTAATGCAAAAGTATAATAAGGATTTATCTATAGAGGAGGCTACAGAAATTGTCAAAGCAAACAAACAAGAAAACGAGCAACAATCAATCTTTGAGAGAATACGTCAGCAAGCTCAAAGAACTTCATAAAATAGATATTGAAATTGATGGAGATATTTCCGAAATTATAGCAGACCCCAAATTGTGGGGAGAATCAATCGCAAACAAGATTTTGCTTAAAAATGTTAATAAAATAATGAAGTCACGAAAGCTCGGAGAAGAATTTGGCAAAACCATTATCAGTTAAAATCACCTCAAACTTTAGTTTCTCTAAATTAGCCAAGAATGTAGATAAGATATTAAATGACTCTAGGCTATCTGTAGCTGAAGGATTGGCGAATAAAACCAAAAAGAATATTACCGATGGAAAGCTGCAACGTTTGAGCGATGCGACCATTGAAGCTCGTGCAGCAGGTAGATCATCATTCACAGGACACAATCCAAGCCCTACAAGCGATAAAACACCACTTCGCTATACTGGTAGGCTACTAAAATCAATAAAAGCAACAGAAAAGGGAGTAGAAGGAGAGTCTTACGGATTAAAGCATCATGAGGGCTACACAAATGATACTAAATTCTTTGGCGAGAAAAGAGCAGTGCCTGATAGACCATTTTTGGCAACAGAATTTGAAAAGAAAGAGGGAAAGGTGATTAAATCCAAAATTATTGATAAAATGAATAAGGCGATGAAGAAGTAATGCCAGAAGAATATGAAAATTTAGAGGAGTTTTTAGATGCCGAAGAAATCGAACAACAAGACGAAGACACCCTGCTCTGGGTTGCCCTCGGACTTGCTTATGGAATTGATGTTCTTGCTTCAAGAATTGAAAGAGAGATTGCTGTCCTTAGAGGGTCTGGAGTCGGAGACAGCGCAATTATCCAAATTTTATCAGATGATCTCCGAACTGGCGGACGAATCTTCGGAGAGTTTCGAAATTCTATTAGACGAGGAATTGTTGGAGGAATTATGCAGGGCTTTAGAGTCGGACAAGATAATATTTATGGGGATAACGTAATGATGAGATGGGTAAGCGTTGGATCTCCTAAAATATGTGCAGATTGCGAATCTCGGGTAGGTGAAGTTGATACCTGGGAGAATTGGCAAGCTCTAGGACTTCCAGCAAGTGGTTTTTCGGTCTGTAAGGAAAACTGCTACTGCCAACTGATACCAGAAGACATACCTATTGACGATAAAGTCATTATTCAGGGTGTTGGTGGGGTTGAATCTACTAGATAAACCTTAATTACTTATATTTCTTAATAATCGGCTTAATCTTTTTCCACAATTTATCATCCTTCTTAGACTTGGTTGTTTTTACAATCAAATCCCCGACTAATAATAAAACTGCAACTCCGCCCTTCTTAGCTATCCACCTCGCTAGTAGTGTTTGTATCATTTTTGGCTTTTTCCCTCGCTTGTTCGTTTAGATCAATCAAATGCTTCTGAAAATCACCAGTATCTTCCTTGTAATCAACGTAAGCACTAAAAACTCTCTGTAATTGACTTAATTGAGTCGTTAGCCACTTAATCGCATTATCTCTATCTTTGTTTGTTGGTTTTGGCACGTTTCTTCCTTCCTTTTTTCTTTTTAATTACTTTTGGCGGCTCTGTTCCCCACCACTGTCTAAATGATTCTAATAATTTATATGCGTTTTTCATTCTTTTTCCTTTTTTTAGTTTCATATTCTTCACCTATCATATACGCTACAGCCCAACCGTTTGGGGTACTATTGTAATAATCTCTCCACTGCTGTATTTTAACCCATGTCGCTTTATTCATTCCAATATTTTCTCCTGTAGTACGCCTTTATGAAGTTATCTGCCTTTCTTTTCTTCCGCAATACCAGTTTATTTGACTTTGTACGATAAAAATCTTTTTCTTCCCAATTACATACGACATTTGGGACTATACCAATTAAATTAGGGTTATTACAGTTATGAATCTCCTCAATAGGCTGAAATATCAATAATGCGGCAAAATAATAACCCATAATCTCAATCATTTGTTCTTTTCTCGCAATTCTCGCTCTTTTTTCTGTATAGACTTGATCCACTGCTCTTTTGTAGCCTTTGTAGGTCTTCCACCCGTCAAATTAGGTATTCCAGCAGCTTTAGCTCGCTTTTTCCAGTGGTACATCTTATTTCTATTAACTTTCCTGCGCAATTTATGCTTCTCACGCTTAATAGTCGTATATTCACTCTTTTCACGCTTCTTTTGGTCTTCAATCTTACGCTCTGGAAGCTCAACATCTGGTATCTCTGGTATATCCTCAACAATATCCTGCACCTCAGCATCTATAAACTCTACCTCAGCTTTATCTGCCTTTAGATACTTCTCAAAAGGACTGTCTATAGTGACGTTTATATTCTTAACAAGTTTTCCACTATGCTCCAGGACTAATCTTGCAGCTTGGACATTACCCGCCTTAGCTTCCCTAATCATAGACTTTAAAACAGCAGGTATATCCGTTCCAAATTCAATCATATAAAGCTCATATACCATATCTACGAAGTTTGGGTCTCTACGCCAAGCAACTACCGTATTTTGATGAACTCCGAGCTTTTTAGCTATAACTGATACCGAAATATCAGGATCAAATGCCATCATCTCTGCTGCACGTTGCCTCTCTTTTATTTTAGCGATGTTTGCCATAACATAATATATACAATCTTTGACCTTATTTTCAAATTTTTTTTTATAGCGCAGATTTGACCTTTTAAATCCTATTTTTTGTGGGAGAGTATCTGTTTAGGGAAATTTTTACTTATACGTATAGGGGGGGTAAATAATTTTCTGATAATATACAATATGTTTACTTTTTTAATGGGGGTTTCTCGTCTATTAACTTAAAGTAATTCTTTAGATATGGGATGTTTTTGGGCTGATCTCAGACACATTGACAGACATTAAAAGCTTGGGCTTTCTTTTGGTTTGTGTGTGTGGTATGTGATCCGATAATTACACCACCATTATTAATAGTTTAAACCTAACAATCTAATAACATTTAATCATATTATTATACATATTAATATTAAGTGTAAACAAATTATTTTACAAAAGACTTGCATATAACATATAATCTTTGTAACTTTAGTTAAGCAATTAAATAAGGAATAAAAGAAATGAATAACAATACACCGATAGTAATCAAAATAGCAATGTTAATATCAATGGGTAGTCTTTTAATAGCTATGATATTATTAATAACTTTAATAGGAAGGATATAAACATGATGATTCTAATAACAATAGTAATATTAATAACACTGAATTTAATAGTCTGGAGGTTTTAAAAATGAATATAACTAAAGAATATAAAGAATTAACCGAATTACTAACTGATTGTAATGAAATGACAACATCTATTAAGACTACTTATGATTTTAATAATACTTGGATTCGTAGATATTTTAGGCTGTATTTAGATGGATCATATACTTGTTATGCAGATTATAAGAATAATTGTATATCTATCTTAAAAGCAAATAACTCTAAAAGCAAAGTAAATAAATTAAGAGCTTTTATCGTACCAAAATTTATAGCTTTTATTATGCTAGAATTTAAGATGTCTGAATATCAAGTAAGAAAAGCAATTTTTGAAGCCTTTAATTATTCTAAAGAAAATAAAACTGAATTGGAATTATTTAATTGTCATTTAATAGAAGATGCTTTAGAAATGGCTATATCTTCAGAAATGGAGGTAAATTAATATGTTACTATATAAACACTTAGAATACTACGAATATAATCCAAAATTAAAAAAGAAGATCAAACATTATAGTATGATTAACTATGAACACTATAACAAGGTACTACAAGCTAAAAAAGAAAGGGGTTTAATAAAATGAAATTTTCAAAATTTGTTATAGAGTGTAATAAAAACTATATTGATCCGAATATAGCTATAGAAAATGAAAATATTATTAAGGCATTGAAAGAAAGAAATGATAAAAAAGTAATAGATATATTACATAATGATTTTTAATAAAAAGGGGCATTAATGAATAATTTTACAGGCTACATTATATTAATTATTATTTGTTATTGGTTGTATAGGTTGCTATTTACTAAAGAATTGTAAAAACAAAGGAAATCTAAATGAAAGATATGATAGACATTATAATTATGATTGCCATTTTAATTATATTTTGGGGTTGCGTTTCAAGGCTTGGATTATATTTTTTACTTGGATTTTGATTATAAATGGAGGTACAAAAATGAAAGAAAATTGTTTTTATTGTGATAGATACACAGAAATATTTATTGAAATTGTAGAAAATGAACCGACCTGTAAAACGTGTTTAGATGATCTGTACACAGAATACGAGGAACAAAAAGTAAAGGAGTTATAAATGAGTAAAACATACAATGCAACTATAAAAATAGAATTTGATTATAGTTTTGAATCTAGGAATAAAAAAGAAGCTATAAGTTTTATTAAAGATAATTTCAAAGATGATTATGGTATTGAATTGGAAGATCACGAAATTATAAAATTGGAAGCCGTAAAATGCGAGGAGAAGTGATGGTAATAGATATATCGTTAAATTGTTTGATCTGTATATGTGTAACTATAATTATAACTTGCTTTTTAAAAA